CACAGGGCAAGCAGAGTGGCAAGCAAACTTTTTGACTGCTCAGCCACTAGGAAACCTCAGCAACGTGTCGTCGGCGTCGGCAACGACCAAAGACGCCCTTGTGTGGTCTGGCTCAGAGTGGCAACCAACGGCGCAGCCGTATGACAACAGGCCGCACCCTGGGAAGGGCGAGGTTGCTGTGAACTGGAAAGCCTACGTTGCGGGAAGTGGCGCAACAGAAGCGGCAAGCTACAAACCAGTGTACGTCCGTTCGTACTACCAAGCCCCAAACTCAGGTGGTCCCGAAGGAATTGCAACCCTGCAAACCAGCTCAGGCATTCACACCCTAGTGGCTTCTGAAGGCTATCTGATAAACGACCTGAACAATGCCATCATGCCAGGTTTCTACGGTCGCGTGGAGTTGTGGTCGAACGGGAGCTTGAACCTGAGTCGCGCAGGAGATTATGCAAATTCAGACGACGGATACTTCATCACTGTGTACTACACCAAGACTGCGGACTCAGCAGGCACGGAGTAGTCGAATCACCCGTGTGCCTGCGGTCCAGGCACGACCATCGAGACCATCATGTGAGCACTGCTGAAGACAGCCTGAAACGAGCCGTGATTCACCTTCAATCGGTAATGCGTTTGCTTGAAGGAGTCCAGGTCAGAAGGGTTACACCAACCGCAGACAAGCTGCGGGTCCAAGCTCTTCACAAGGCACATGAAGTCGCCGAAGCATTGCTAGACGTGAACCAAAGGCAATGAGATGGCAAAGAAGAATGCGAAGATAGTCGCAATATCCTGCACCCACGCACCATTCACTCCACCTGAGACACACCAATGGATTCTGGATCAACTGACAACAATCGATGGGGTGACTCATCTGGTTCATCTTGGGGATCTCCACGATGGCACCGCCGCGAGCGTCCATCCAAGCGAAGCCTCCCATTCGTTGTCGGACGAGTACAGATTCTCATCCAACTTCCTACGGACACTCCGTGCGGAAGTACCTTCATCGACGAGGCTGGTCTGTTGTTTAGGCAACCACGATGCGAACATCCTGGCCGAAGACCCCAGGCGAATCGATCGCGCCGTCCGCGATTTGGTCGATTGGCGCAAACACCCAGAGTTCGGAGAGGAATTCAAGAAGTGGCACTGGCTTCCATACGAGAAGTCGGCCAGGTGTGTGTATCGGGTAGGTCAGGTACACCTCTTTCACGGGTTCGACGCCGGAGCAAACAGCGACGAGATCGAGGGCTTGCAGATGGTGGGAGCCTGCGGGTGGACTCCGTATGCGCTGACGATCCGTGGGCACACTCATCGCCCAGTCTCGCCGACGAGAGCCAAGCGGTCGTCGAAATGCATGTTGCCCTACTGGAACATGAACGTCGGGACATGTGGTCCGCTGAAGCCAGACTACATGAAGCGGAAGGACACGAGCCTCTGGAACGCTGGTATGGCGATTGTCGAAGCAGTATGGGACAAGCCGTCAAGGATTTCGGGAAAGTCCTGGACAGCAGAACTGAGGGAGATGCCACGATGAGAACCCCCCTGGAAAAGATGAAGGAACAGCTCACTAGAGTCATCGATTGTTGGCAGGTCGAGTTTGACATGGACAACTACTCGATCATCGGAGTGATCGAAGACATCAAGCATGGTCTGATCTGGGGCGGAACTCCCCTGGACGCTGATCAGCAAATCGAGATTGAAGAAGACGAGGACGACGACTGATGCCTATCTACAGGATCCAAACCAGGCGCGACACCAACGCAAATTGGGTATCCAACAACCCAGCTCTCCAGCCAGGCGAGATGGGGCTGCGAACAACAAACGACAGCAATGCGTCGGTCTTCACAACCATGAACACCCCTGTCATCAAGATTGGTGACGGATCAACGGTGTGGAACTCACTGCCTTACGCATTCGCGCCAGGGACGTGCGCGACAAACGGGGATGCGTCTACGAACTACGCTTCGAAGGCTGACCCCATCTTCACCGGCACTGCGAAAGCCCCAGACGTAACAGTTGAAGCTGCTGCATCCGCGGCACCAACGCTGACTGTGAACGCTACAGATGCAGGTGCTTCAGTTCTGACGCACGACACTTTGACCACTGCAAACGTCGGGACTTCGACCACCCTGGTAACCGCTTCCCACATCACAACCCTGACGATGGGAAATAGCGGAACGTCTGGGTCAATCACGTTCGCCAAGACAGGAAGCACGGCAGACCTGACCAATGCCACAACCACCGTGGCTACGTCAACCCAGGAAGGCCACGACGCGGCTCACACCGAAGCGGCAAACGCTGCCTATGTCAGAGCGAACTCGTCAAAGTCGGTCGTAGTGAACAGTGGGTCAGGAGCACCAACTGGTGGAGAGTTCAGCAACCCGCTCGCTGGCGACATTTTCTATAGGGCTAGTTGACCATGCCATTCCCTGGTCCCCAGAACGCAATCAAGTCGATCCCATACGTTCAAAGAACGAGCGGTGCAGGTATTGCTGTGGGAGAGATCGGTGGCGTCAAGGACTTGTCAGACAACTCCGGGAAAGTCACACCGTATGTGCGCGACTCCTCTGCATGGAAAGCCCCCCAGGAAGGGTACGTCTACACAGGCGGCGAATGGGACCGTATCTCGACTGGGTTCTACGAGTTTGTCCGCGACGGTTCAGATGTGCTCGTAGGGGGGACAGAACCGTATGCAGACGGCTGGATCGAATTGGTTCCATCTGTCGGTCACACTAGTGGTGATCCAATGCTTTCCCTGGATCACAATGGTGCCATAGGTCCCTTCACTACCGCAACGACCGTCGATGCAAGTATTTCTCCTAATGTAGACGCAAACAGCACGATCGGGCAGATACGAATTGTGCTGGACCTTGTGACAAGAAATGCAAGCGGGACATTTCGAAATATAGGTCTGACCTTGCAAGCACCGGATGGTCCTGGAAGTGAAGGACTTGGCACCACGATTCTTGCCATGGTAGGTGAGAAGCCATTCCAGAAGATAAGTTCCGACCAGTTCTATGGCACGGCTACAAATAGGAAGTTTGTATTCGACAGCCGCGCACCTTCATGGGGATTCGGCTCAATGGTTCATTGGGCGAAGAACACGAGCAGCGGGGAGAGTAGTCCGTACAGAGCAGACAGCGACTACCCGAACCAAAGCGTGCCAGATTATCATGACCACTTTGCTGCGACAGATTCTCTCGGAAACGCATGGCAAGACAACCGCGTGACTCCGATATACAACCTCCCAGTGAGGCAAGAACAACTACCAGGCGAAAGTGTGCCAACGATTTATGACACTAGTCAAAATGGCGACTTCATCGAAATTGGAACCAACCCGTCTGGGGTAGAAGGGTTCGATCAGTTCCTGGGGAAAAAGATAGTTGGCACCTGGAACCTAGGTCTAGTGAACATCACGTCTCAATTTTTGAGATACAGGTGCGACGTCCGTGTTTATGTGAAGCCTGCATGACCTACACACCTCTCACACAACCTCTTCGCGGTTACACCGACCAGGCAAGCTACCGCGCACGAAGCTCTGACTACACCAAGTCGTGCCTCAATGTCATGCCGTTCGACGTGTTCGAGCGCAGGCTCCGCATCGGCACTCGACAGGGATTCTGTGCTGTTGCTGACGTGACGACCGGCGGCAACGCTACTCGTATCCAGGCCATGCTTCCGTATGAGGTGTATCGCAACGGTAGCCTTGTCCAGAGAATCCTGATCATCCAGGGTGGCAAGGTCTACGACGCCGCTCCTAACGGACCACAGGGAACCGCCCTGGGCAACCATGTTCCAGTGGCGGCTACTTCGTCAATCACGTTCAGTGGTCTCCCTGCTGTGGGCCAGAGCATTACCCTCATAGACAACTCTGACCCGCAGGTTTCCAAGGTATACACAGCAAGAGATGCTCAGGATCTCAGTGCTCGTGAATTCAACCGGAGTGGTTCAGCCGCTGATGCAGCCACATCTTTGGTTGCGTGCATCAACAACAGTGCTGGACACAACGGAACGATCACCGCTGCTGTAGACGGATCCAACAGCGCAAAGGTCAACATCACCCAGGCAACTGCCGGTGCCCTGGGAAACACAGCAATCACAAGCGACCTTGCCAACACCACGGTCGCAAACAACGCTTTCACAGATGGCACAGGAGCAACCTGGCGAATCCCTGGGACATTGAGTACCTCCGCGAAACGCATCGAGGCGAAGATGTTGCGCGGGTACGCTTATCTGGCTGACGGTACGGACTACTTCCGTATTGACCTGACGCAGCAAACCCCTGTCCTGGAACACTGGTGGGAGTACAAGACGGCGGACGATACAGGCAACGAAACAGCAAGCAAGATCCACGACAAAGACTCTGCTACATCTGTTCGCCCTGACGGCGCGACCATCATGCAGGTCTGGGGATCCAGGATTGTCCTGGCAGGATTCGCGACAACTCCGAACGTGTGGGTTGCTTCTGCCGTCGGTGATCCAAACCAGTGGAACCCCAAAACCAATGACGCCGGGTTCGGCATCGCAGGAGGCAACTCCCCGGAGTACGCCATCCTTGGCGACCGCATCACTGCACTGTTCCCGTTCGGCACGACCGGCTTGCTCATTGCAGGCAAGGACAGCATGGCGTACATGGACAAGGACCCAGTGTTCGGAAGCACGTCGCTGTCGCAGTTGTCCCGTGACGTTGGAGCCTTCGGGCCACGAGCTGTTTGCGCTGGGCCAGAGAAGTCTGCATACGTCGTTGCCAACGATGGTGTGTACCACGTCAAGCCGAACGACTTCGACATCAACCGTGGCGACCGCATCAGCGCAGGTGCCCT